GAAGGCCTCCGCGGCATTCGCTGCGATGCGATCTTTGCCGATGAGGCCGACGACATCGAGGCCGACTTCTACGACTCGGTCGTGATGCCTTGGCAGTCGGAGCCGTTCTCGCTGCGTCGTAAGATGCTGGGCGGCACTCCAACGCGTGGACGCCAAGGCCTGCTCTACCTGGTGCACCAACGTGGCATCAATCGCGTAGAGGGCCACTACAGCCGCAAGTGGACGTGGCGCGACTTCCCTCGCAGCGTAGACCAAGAGAGCACGGCAGCAATCCGCCGCATGGCCTCAGCCGAGGGCTGGCTGCCTCGGTTCGAGCGTGAATGGGAATGCAACTTCGACAGCGGAGAAGGCCTCGTCTTCCCGATGTTCGACGAGTCGTTTCATGTGCGCGAGCCCGACCCTGCGGCGCAGTGGTCTGAGTGGCTCGTAGGCGGCGACCACGGGTTCTCCGACCCAATGGTCCGGCTTAAGATCGCGGTCGCTGGACACGGCGACGATGCAATCGTGTGGGTCGTTGACGAATACTACGAGACGGGCAAGGCGCCGACCGAGGTGTCAGCCATTGATCTCCAATGGGTCCGCGCTGCCAACATCGGGCGGACGCGCTGGTACCTAGACCCGTCGCAGCCTGGCGTGCTCAAAGACCTGACTCGAATGGGCGCGCGCGTCGTACCAGCGGTCAACGACATCGAGCCGGGCATCTATACGGTCGCGAAGTTCATCGCCAAGCGCATGACCTCGGACGGCCAGGTTTCCGCGCGCCTCTACGTGTCGCCTCGCTGTAGGCACACGATCCGCGAGTTCGGCCATTACCGCTTCAAGAAAGAGCGGATGGGCGACAAGTTCTCCGACGACATCGAAGACAAGAATAACCACGCGATGGATGCCCTCCGCTACGCGCTGCACACGCGCTTTGGCGGGCCCAGCGGCAGGCGCAACGACTACAGCAGCGGCGACTTCACGGCAGGATAAAACCAGATGCTCACTACCCGACAGATCCTGTCTGAGACGTCACCGTCAGCCGCTTCGACGGTGGCCGGAACCGCTCGCGCTTATGGCCTCGCCGCGTGCGAAGGTCTAACCGTCGTGGGTCAGTTGGTAGGCGCCACGGGCGGGACGCTCGACGTGTACCTCCAGACCGCCTACGACGCGGCAGACGTCGCCGATGCAAGCGCCACGTGGTTCGACTTCGCGCACTTCACTCAACTCGCCGCTGGCGCCGCTGCGGTCAAGGTCCTGTGGCATGTCAATCGAGCCACCGCCGTCTCCACCGTGACAACGATCGGCAGCGGGACGAGCCCGGCTCTGGCTGCTGCGACCATTCTCGGTGGCTCGTGGGGTAACCGCATGCGTCTCCTGTTCACCGCTGGCGCTGGCACGTCGGTCGGCGCCGCTACGAGCGTGACCCTCATCGGTCACCGCATGCAGTAATGGGCGAGGTCAAGGGCGAGGAGACTGCGCGCGCCCTCGCGGCGAGCCTGTACACCGCGCGCACGCTCAAGCTCGAGACGTTCGAGCACTACTACAACGGCACGCAGTACGAGGGCCGAGAAGACTTCTTCTCGCCCAAGAATCCCGTGCCGCTGCTCGAGCGCGCGCCGTGCATCGTCTACCCCGTCGTTGAGGCAGCGGTCAGGCAGCACGCCGACTTTGCTCTCGGCGAGGGCCGCTTTCCGACCTTCACGACTGGCATCGGCGAGGACGACGAAGACGACCTGTTTGGTCTGTCCGAGGACGACAGCGAGACGCTGGACCGATTCATCTCGAAGATGTGCGAGCACTCTCGATTCGTTGAGACGTGCCATTACGCGCTCATGGCCGGCGAATCGATCGGCAGCGCCTGTGTCATCTACTCGTTCGACGGCTTCGGATCCCTGAAGGCGGAGCACATCGAGGCCTGCCATGCCGAGCCGACCTTCGACTCTGACGGCTCGCTCGTTCGACTTGAGATCAAATACCCAATCATCGAGTTGTTCGACGCCGAAGACGGCACTGTGCGCGCTCGTTGTATGTTCTACCGTCGCATTGTCGACGCGAACGCCGACACGGTCTTTAAGTTGGCCGAGGTCACGCACAAGGGCGTAGAGCCAAAGGGGAGCGTCGACCAAGACGTATCGACTACACACGGCCTCGGGTTCGTCCCCGCTGTCTGGTACGCGTTCAAGCGACCGTGGCACAAGGCCGGGCAGTTCGACGGTAAGCCGATCCACTGCTCGCAGCTCGACGAGATCGACGCGCTCAACTTCAGCCTGTCGCAGCGACACCGCGCGGCCCTGTATACCGGCGATCCGCAGGTGGTCGAGGTCGGCGTGGCCGGAGGCGAGAACGTGGCACCTAGTGGAGCTGCGCCTCGTGCGACGCTCAAGGAACTGCGCGACAGTGACGGCCGAGTCGTCTACGGCTTTGGCTATTCCGAGCGCCCTCGCAGCGCGCGCCAGAAGGGCGCTGGCGTCGTTTGGCGCTACGAGAACCCTGAGGCCAAGGTAAACGTGCTCTCGCTGCCTGGCGATGCGCTTAAGGCCATCAGCGACCACGCGACCGACTTGCAGAACAAGATCGAGGCAGTCCTCGGCTACACGGGCACCAGCCCCGAGCACGTGCGCGGAACGCTAAGCGGCAAGGCCTTGGCCATGCTGTTTGGCCGCACCACGGCCTTCGTTGACCAGGTGCGCAACGACCTGTGGAGCGGGTTCATCCTGCCCTCGCTGTCGCTCATGCTGCGGATGGTCTACGAGGTCAATGCTCGCGCCCCTGGCTCTGTGTACATCAGCGGTGTGAGCAAGGCCGCGCCGATCCTCGAACGCTTCAATCGCGAGGTTGACGGCGCCGGCAAGCGCTGGTTCGCGCCGAGCATCAAGCCCGTTTGGGGCCGTTACTTCGAGGCAGGCCCAGAGGAGGAGACGGCGCAGGTCAACACCGCGGCGACCGCCTTTGAGAAGGGCCTCGTCCCGCGCGCCATTGCGATTGAGAAGCTGCGCGGCGTGTTCGTGTTCCAGTCGGCTCAAGAACTGGCCAAGGAACTCGACAGGGCAGACGAAGAGAAGCAACAGCGGGCGCTAGAGATGGCGCAGCAATCAACCAATGACTCAACCGACGACAGCGGAAAGCCTGGCAAGTCCAGCAAGCCCAAACCAGGACCAGCCGCAGACGTGTGAGAGTTGCGGCGCGGTCGGCTCGTTCGTCTCTGAGTTCGGTCAGAGCGGGATGGTGCAGTTCTGCGCCGCCTGTAACTTCCGACCGCAGGCCAAGCCGAAGGCCGTAGAGTCGCGTAGAGACGTTGCTACGCCCGTTCGCGTGGTCGCCCCGAGTGGCGATCTTGTCGCGCAGGTAAGGGCGCGGCTTGCGGCTCTCGACGTGGACATTGAGCGCTTGGACGCAATGAAGCGCGAGCGTTCGACGCTGCGCAGGATGCTGAGAGCAGCAGAGGCAAAGCGATGAGAAAGTGTGCTGTGTGCGGCCACGAGTGCGATAGCGCGACGTGCCCGATGTGTGGCGAGGCTTCATGGATCGAGTTGGCTGGCAATGATGCGCAGTCCTCGCCAGAGCCTGAAGAGAGTTTCGATCCGGCTCTCGCGCCGTCAGTGAATAGCGGCCCTTTCCGTAGCCGCAGGAGATAACAAATGGCTGTCATTCAGGGTGCCATCGTTGGCATCACGTTCGATGATGCACACCTCGGCGGTCGTGGCGTCGCTCACGTTCGCTTCACCATGCCCGCCTACACCGCGGCCTCCGACACCGGCAAGCTCGGCTCGGGCGGATACCTGTTCGGCGTCGCCACGACCGACTCGCTGGAGACCATTCTCCAGAGCGTTCGGCGCGACGGCAAGACGCTGAACATCACCGGCGCCATGCAGGGTGAGGCTGGCCGCCACGGCTCGACGGAGTTCTTCGCCGATACCACCGCGGTGTCGACGAACGACATCACGTTCGAGATCGCCAACGTCGGCTCGACCGAGATCGACGCCGCGAGCGGCGTGACCGATCGCCCGTGCGAGATCCTGGTTTCTTACGACCTTTCGTGACCGTGAGTGACTGACGCGCAATGCGTCCTAACGCATCCGCTGGCGGTTAACAGCGCGAAGAGGACAACATGAGCGACGCCACTGATACGGCAGTCGAAGGCACCACTGCGCCCGCGGTCGATGCCAACGCGACCGCCACGACCACGACGACCATCGAGACGCCCAACTGGCTGCCCATGCGATTGGAGCAGGCCAAGCGCAGCGCGCTGTCTGAGGCTCAAAAGGCCCTCGGCGTCGAGTCTCTGGACCAGGCGAAGGCCTTGATCGAGAAGGCTCGTACGCTCGAGGAGCAGAGCAAGTCGGACATTCAGAAGCTCACCGAAAGGCTGAGCGCGCTTGAGCCTGCGGCCACCAAGTCGAAGGTACTCGAAGAGCGCCTCTCGAAGATGGCCGACTCGGAGCTTTCAAAGCTCACCGAGGCGCAGCGCGCCGCTGTAATGGCGCTGGCCAAGGACGACAAGACGGCGGCCCTCGACGCCATTGATGTGCTTCGCCCAACGTGGGCGCAGACGTCATCGCCAAACACGCCTGCGCCGCTTCCCGCGCCGGCCAAGACCACAGCCGCGGTCGCCGCGCCTGCCGCCATTGAGCAGCAGAGCAAGACCGACCACGGCGCAATCTACGCGGCCATGAAGGCCGAAAACCCGATGGCTGCGGCCCAGTACCTCAATCGGTACGCGCGGCAGATCTTCCCCGACAGCAAGTGACGAGTCAAAGCGCCTGACGCGCTGTGACTCAGGAGAAATACAATGACCCTGGTTACGCGCGCCTCACTTCCGAGTGAGTTTCTCGACATCACCTCGGCCAAGCTGCTCAAGCAGCCCGAGCCCCAGTACCTCTACGCCAAGATGTGGAAGATCGCGCTCAATGCGGCGCTGAATCCCGCTGGCGAAATCGGCCTGCCCGGCCGCGCCATTGCGAGCGACGGCGCCGGAGTCGACCCGCTCGACGCGTCCCGCCTCATGCTGGATGACGGCATCTCGAGCGGTGCGATCCAGGTGATTCCCGAGCTTGGCAAGGGGCCCGGCCACACCGTGCGCCTCAACCGCCCGGTCTTCGCGAACACCACGTACACCGAGGCGTCGCGTCAGATCCCGAGCGGTGGCGACATCAGCACCACGGCGATCAGCCTGAGCGCCGAGCAGGTGCCGGTGACGATCAAGAAGTTCGCCGGCCCCTACGACCAGGTGAACTCGCGCGTCGCGCCGTACGGTGTCGACCGCTTCGACGCGTCGCTGTCGATCCACTCGCTGGCCGATATGGTCGGCAAGAACCTCGCCCGCGACTTCGACAAGTTCATCGAGAACGTGATGGTGACGCTGCTCGACACCGCATCGACGACCGTGCGCCCGCTCGGCTTCTCTGCCGATTCGGACTTCACCACGGCCGAGTCCGGCCCGATGGATTTCAACACGATCAGCCGCGTCGAGCGCGCGCTGGACGAGGCGAACATCCCGGTGTTCCCGAACGGTCGGCGCATGCTCGTGATCGATCCGCGCCAGGCGCAGTCGCTCAAGGATGACCCGCAGTTCGCTCGCTACGCCGAGTTCCACGCCCCAGTGAACCCGCTGCTCGCCCAGAGCTACCTCAAGAGCGTCGCCGGCTTCGACATCTACAAGAGCAACACGCTCGACACCGACACCAACGGCTCGTCTGTCGTGGTGCACAAGGCTCACGCGTTCGGCCCCGGCGTTCTCGGCTCTGCCATTGGCGAGATGCCGCGCGTCATGCCGGCGACGGACGACAACTACGGCGAGACGGCCAAGGTGATCTGGTTGCTCTACGGCGCCTTCGCGCTGCTGGACAACCGGTTCGTCGTCTCCTGCCGGACCTCGTAAGGAGAACAGCAGATGGGATTCAATGCACGTCGCGTTGCCACCTCGGCAACGACTGGCAACCTCAACACCATCGTCGCTGGCACTCGTACGCCCGGCGCGACCCTGACCATGAATCAGGTAGAGCCCGGGTCCCTCGCTTGCGAGGTGACCGTGCTCGCCGAGACCAACACCATCACGATCGCTCTCGATTGGCAGGTGTCCAACGACGGCAGCACCTGGATGGTCGTGGCCAATGGTTCGCAGAACGCTGCGGCCGTTGTCCTGGCCACTGGTACCGCTGGCGCTGACGCCGCTGTGACCGAGGTCGTGCCGGCGCCCGACTGCGTCTACTCGTTCCTGTATTGCCGGGCCGCGGTCCGCAATGCAGTGGTGACGGGCGCAACCGCTGACACGTACAGCATCAAATACCACTACATGAAGCCGAAGTTCGTCTAGTGGCGCTGCTCGACTCGGAGATTGCCCGCATCAAGTGGCACCTCGGATACAACCTGCTCAGCGTCGGAGCTACGCCGTACATCGGTGTCGCTGCGGTGTTTGAGCAGGTCATCCAGGTCTATCTCGAGGGTACCGCTTCGACGACGAGCGCCACCAGCGTTACTGCGGCCACCACGCCAACGCCGGTTACGTTGACATTGGCGAGTGCTACCGGCTTCAACCCGTCCGACAAGGTCGTGGTTGACGTCGACTCTCGCCAAGAGCGCGTGACCGTGCAGAGCGTGTCAGGCAGTACGATTACCGTCATCCTAACCAAGGCACACTCAGGGACATATCCCGTGAGCGTCGAGGGGCCTGATACGATCGTCCGCGACATCTTGCAGCGATGCGACGATGCGTGGTCGGCGTACGCCAATGCGCTCACCAGCGCAGGCCTTCAAAGCCTCGGCCAGAACGAGATCGTGTGGTTCCAAGAGAAGGGCAGCAGCGGACGCCTCGGCGCTCTGCGTAGCACCCTCTCGCGTTGGCGCGGCGAACTCGGCTCAGTGCTCGGTATCGCCCCGCGCAGCGTTCACGGCGGCGGGACCTACGAGCTTTACTGATGAGCGTCGTCGACGACAACCTGCCGACGATCGACGCCGGCCGGCAACTACTTAC